TCTTTGTCTTCCTTCTCCATCATGGAGCTTTCAGACTCTTTCATCATGTCATTGATCTTCTGCTCAAGCTCTTTAACCATCTCGTCTTTTGCGACAAGCAGTTGGCGGAGCTCCTCAACAGATAGCTCTTCGATGTTGTCCATCTCAGATAACCTTTCGCTTAGGGTGACTCGGCCAATCTTGTCATTCGATTGAGCAGGCCGAGGTGTGAGGGTGATTGCTAGTAGTTGAGCGTCTCCAATCTTAGAGCCGCCGTCTCTTGAGTAGACTTCCCCATTAAGGAACTCTGGAGAACTCCAAAGCACACCACCGGCAGAGCGAACCACATCTAAGCCGCGCTCATTGTATGCCGGAGTTGCATAGAGTCCATCCTCTCTCAACTCAAGATCTACGATTAAACCAAGCGCTGAACCGCTCTCAGGTGGAGCAGGGTGACCGCCTTGGAAAGGTGATGTGGCGTGTTGCCAATCAATGATGACCGGATCCGCTTCACGCCGGTCTCTATAGACTCTGATCATCTCTTCTAGGAGTGAGTGATCAATCTCTTTTCCGATAGCCTCACCATTCATCCTAGATGAGACTTGGCCAAGAGCTAAAGTCTTAAAGGGCTTACCAATAGTGAGACCCTCAGGGATGTCATAGGTTGGAGAAGCCTCAGACAGCATGACAGCTTCACCGTAGGCCCTTAGCGCTTGCGCTTTATCATCAGCCGCGTTCATTTGCTTTACTACCTTTCGCGCCCATGCATAGCCGGGATCACCTCCCCATCCTTGCCATGCTTGCCAACCTTTTCCTTGAGTGTTCCACGTGGAACCTTTTTTATCTGACTCATGTCTAGTGAAGTAGGCCAACATCCTTCGGACAGTTTCGGGAGATAGGTTCACGCCGTTCATAAGATCGCGTGCTCGAGCTAGTCCAACAGGAGTCATACCGCGTTGTGATGATGGCTTATCAGCTCTGACTTCAAGCGCTCTCTTAGCGGCCTCTTGTGCTCCCTTAGGTGGGGTGAAGTCAATGTGTGAATACTTATCAGGAACAGCTAAAGTCTCTGTTTTCTTCTCTGTCCTCTGAGGGTGACCTTTAGGAAGAAGATCAAGATCAGTGTTGTAGGCCTTCTTTCGCTCGCCTGTACCGACCAACTTTAGAAAGGTCTTCACTCTAGCAAGTGACCACTGAGTCCTAGTCATACCGGGCCTATGAGAGACAGAGAAAGCGCCGGCTCCTCTTCTAAACACTGCTTTAAGTGTGCCTAGATCAACCTTCTTGCTTTTGGCCTTGTATCGGTCGTTGTGCTTGTCTCTCATGTTCTCAAGAGCTTTGACCGCTTGAGCGCTGATCTCGATTCCACCTCTAGCACCAGAAGCGCTCCCCTTAGGATTAGCCTTGCTTCCTTCGATTCGGTCTTTCTTAGGAGCTGGTGTTTGTGCTTGCGTGCGCTTCTTAGCCATTGGATCTTCTCCTCTTGATGAGGTTCTCCGCTAAAGCTGCCACACCTGCTCCACCTTTAAGAGATGATGTTCTTTCAAGCGCTGATCTTTGAGCATCTTCAGGTAGATCACCAGCTCCAAGTCTCTCTCTTATTGCTCTCTCTAGCTCATCGTCCGGAGTGAGAAGACCGGCTTGGACAAGACCGGGAAGCATACCAAGACTCTCAGCAAGATCATCAGTATCAAGTCCGGTATGAGTCAACCGAGGGAGTTTAGAAGGATCAACTAAGCCATAGTTCCAACGGATCAACCGGCCAATAGTTCCCCCTCCTCTACGATCAACTCCGCTTACTTGACCTGCTACAATGTCACATAGATTTATAGCCGCTCTTCTAAACACTGAGAGGTGAATCTCGCCAACTGATCGAGCTCCTGTTTCAGTGTTTCCAAGGTCTGCAAACTGAGTAAGAAAGGCCGCCGCTATTTGTGAATCACATAGCTTAACAATATCAATAGGGCCTTGAGAGTACAGATATGGTGAAGTCTCATAAGAGCTAAAGCTAACGGCCGAGTTTTCTACTAAATAGCTTTGCTCAGCCGCTAAGAATGACTGAGCTTGAGCCTCAGCATCCTCCACCATAGCGTCAATGTCTCCATCCGTTAAACCCATGTTTTCCGCTTCTGAACGGTTAACAGTGACTTTAGGAGTTGGAATGGCCCATCGATCAAGACCAACACACATCAAGTTACTTGTGCGCTGTTTAGTTCTCCACCACCACCAAACACTCCTCAACATACCAACGCCCTCAAAGTTACTGCCTGTTTTGTTGAGAGTGAGGAGGAGTAGCTTATTAGATGGGATAGGCTCCGGAGCTCTACTCATACCAACAACATTTTGGAGGACTCCATCAAGTTGTTGATTGTCTCTGCTTAACCACCTGTTATGAGCGCTTGGTTCTCTGTCAGCGTATCTATCAAGCCAAACTTTGACCTTGCCTTGAGAGTCCGGACCAACTCTATAGATCTCTTCAGCGTAGCGATAGCCTAGGGGGATGAACTCAAAGAGATAAGAGAGTTGCTCTTCCCAAGAGAGAGTCATCTGTCCAGAGTAGCCATCAAAGCCAAAGGATTCATTGGCGAATCTTGCGAGTTCCTCCGCTTGTGGATCATTCTCTACACCGGGTTCAAAGCGCCAAGAAGCAGATAGCAAGGTCTGTCTCAGCATATGCCAAGAGCGTCTTACTATTGGATCCGTTCTCACCATTTCTTCAGCTTCCTTGACCCAATTGAGCCCTGTTAGCTGTGCATTGTTTTCTTTGCCGGTTATCACACCGCCGCTGAGCTGTGTTCCTGTGATTCCCTTTGTGGTGAATCTAGGACTCAGCGCTCTCATGTGCTTAGGAGAGCGCTCTTTGTCGTTATAGCTCATTGATCCCCCAAGGCTAAGGTGAGTGCTTCTCTGACAATATAAGCACCTAGAACTGATTTTATCAATAAAACCTTGTTCAGTATAAAATCAAGGTCTATCTTGTTGATCGGTCGCGGTTGAGTTAATCATGTTGAGCATACTATAGGTTAACTTCTGTACTGGGGAGTGACCGCGGCCGCTTTATTTATCGAGCCACTCTTCAACCGAGTGATGCAGAATCACTTGGGCTTCATCCTTGGTCTTGATTGGATGTGAGCCGGCGAACATAGAGAGCTTGTCAATGATAGCCGCTTGAAGCTCTGCTAGTTGGTCTCTGTGAAGCTGAAGCTGTATCTGTGCATCTCTTAAGCGTGCAATGAGAGCTTCTCTGTCTGCATTGGCTGAAGATAGCTTGTCTTTTAGCTCCTCAACTTCTGAGGGATCGCGACCGCTCGCAATAGCGACCATAGAGGAGATAGAGCCGGTGATCACACCAAGGATTCCAACTAGAACATCTCTGTTCTCATCAACTATCTTCACATAAGTCAAGAAGAGGATAAGCGCAACGACCAAGCAGAGGAAGAAGACCGAGAACCACCAACCGCGCCGCGCTTTCTCTACCTGGCTAAACTCTCTATGTGTCTGCTTCTTGTCACTCATAGCAGCTCTCCTAATATTGTTTGGAGTGTGATCACGATTGGATCAATCCAATAGAACAGGTGATCAAGGTTACTCATCAAGCGCTTGTGTGGATCAATGATGATAGGGCCAAAGACAGAGACTAACCATAGGAAGATAATCAACGCTAACTTCTTCGTGAACCAATAAAGCCACTCTTGGAGCTCCCTATCTCTTGCTCTGCTCTTGATCTTCTTAGGACCTGCTATCCGCTTAACCTTCTCTGAGCTTGGAGGAGGTTGAAGAGACTCGATGGTTGAGCCTACAGCATAGACAATCTGTGTCTCTCTCACTCCCTTGAAGCGATACTCACCAACACAAGCAAAGCGCGTTCCCTTAGGTGTCCAGTGATTAGTCCTTCCCTTGATAGCGCTCATCGCTTCTTTAGTCAGGAGGACTTGACCGGCTTGACATAGACTCATAGTTCTAGCCGCTATGTTCTTTGATATGCCTTCAAGCTCAACACTCTTAGCTCCTCCAAGAGTGAAGATCTCATCTTGTTTGACCTCAACAACCACTCCCCAATGTATGCCTATTCTACAGCCTAGCTTGGTCTTCTGTGGTATGGTCTGTTGATAGATCAGAGCAAAGTTCACCGCGTCTATTGGTCGATTAAATGAGAGTAAGAAGCCGTCACTTCTGTCTATCTCTCGACCTTGGAACTTGTACACAAGAGATCGCGCTAGCCTGTCATGATATTGAAGCCATTGAGCCGCCTTCATCGCTCCTACCTTTTGGACAAAGCGAGTTGATCCAATAAGATCAAGAAGAACTATCGCTAGTTTAGTCTCGACTAGTTCCATTAAAAGCTCCTTGTCTTGGCTCCTCCTACCTTCACCCTTCGGTTAGTAGTACCACCTCTTGATCTTGGCTTGTAGCCTTGGTCGGTTGGATCAGCCCAGTTGAACATGATGCAATCATATCTTAGCGCGTCAAGTGGGTCCTCTCTTCCATCCTTCTTTGGTTGCTCCTTGTTATCCCATCCATAAGAGAGAAGCGCTTTTCTTAGACTGTTACCGGTTGAGCGCTCGCCTTTATCCCATACCTCTTTTGTTATGAGGTAGCGTTTAGAGTTGAAGGCTCTCTTGAGTCGCTGAATGCCATTCAGTATATCAACCTTGATTGGATCAGTAGTTGAGCGAAGAGGAAGACCAAGACCTCTTGGTGGGTCTGCTCTCATGACTCTGAAGGCGCTCTTGCCTGTTTGGTCATTTCTCGCCTTGCCTGCCTTGTCTGCCACTCCTGTATCTAGCCATATCTTAGGACTTGGCGCTTTGTCTCTGTGTGACCTTGGCCAAGCTATCGAGAGAATCAATGTTGTGAGCTGTTCGGTTGTGACCTCTCTTGGGTTGAACTCATGACAGATCACATCAGCACCTAGCTCTTCATCATGGCAGATGATCAAGATTGAAGGTTTTCTGAATCCCCAGTCAATCGCTATACGACCTGTCATCTCTTCTCGATAAGTCCAATCTTCTATGATGTGAGAGTCTGTGAACTCTTGATAAATGAGGCCGCTTGGAGGTTTTGGTTTATTCATAACCATGGCCTCACGTTCCTCTTTTGGAAGTAGCTTAGTGGCTTCAAACCATTCAGCCGCTAAGTTCTCCTCGTTGACATAGGAGGTGAAGAGGAGAGGGAGCTGTCCGGCGCTCTCTGCCATTTGACACCACCAAGCATCCGCAACAGGAAGACCAACAAGAATCATGATTGGTGATGGTCCGGCTCTCAATCGACCAAGGGCTTTATGTGCTACCTCTTCAGTCAAGGTCTGACACTCGTCAATCAAGCAGACTCCGCTTGTGACGTTGAGGCCCTCAAGTGGGTTGTGTGTCGCGTCTCTTGTTCCAGGTCGATAATAGGAGCGACACCAAACACTTGAGCCGGTGTGTTGATCGGTCCACTGTCTCAAGGTGTGATTGTAACTCCAACCAAGAGGACCAAGCCACTTCTCCATCTCAGGCATCAAGACAGAGTTATATCTTGGGTTGGTATCAGTGACCAAGAGAGAGGATGTTCCCGGTCGAGTCTTGGAGAGATAGAGAATAGAGAAGACAAGAGCGCTTGTCTTACCACTTCCCCATCCACATCTAGCGCTTATGATCTTCTGCTCATCAGTGATCCTAGATATGATCTCTAGTTGAAGAGGATTGAGTTTAATCTCAGACATGATATAGTCTCACCTTGCCACTGGAGCTTGTCACTCCAGAGGATGTCGTTTTCCTGTTGTCAGGTTGAACCTCCGGACTCTTCTTCTGTTGAGTCCGGGGTGTTTCTTAAACTCTTGATCTGTTCCATCATCGAGAGGACTTCAGCTGTACCATCACTTGCTGATGTGGTGTTGACTTGTAGCTCTTGACGTTTCCCATAATCATCTGGGAAGCGCTTTTCAAGAATCCAAGCCCACGCTTTCCAGTCAACTCTATCCATAGCGGC